ATTGGAGAAACATTCATGTTTCCTACAATATCTTGAGAAGCGAATTGGAACATTCCTCTTTCGGATACAAATGATTTAGCAAAACCAATTGTAATTCCATAAGAAGAACATACTTTTGTATATGATAGAGCTACTTCTCTATGAGCGATAACAATATCGTCACCAAGAACTAGATAATCTCTAAAATTATAAATTCCTACGCGAGCAGCTGCAAGATACACTAAGAAATGGTGTACCATTGCAAGAGAAGCCCATGAAGATAAGGTTCCCATTGGTTGACCCCTAGTATAAATGTGAGATGATACATAGTGTTGTTTATCAACGCCCATGTATTTCCTCATATATTTTCTAGAGGTTAAGCACTGAGACCATGCTAATGCTGTTTCTTTTCCAATCCAAACCTGTAAAACTCGTTCATAGAGTTGAATAGGAATTAGATCGGTAGCAGACTTAAGATCATATGATGCTACGAATGAATAGTTCCTTGATTGAAACTGTTCTACTCTAGCAATCTGATCAAAAGTTGCATCACAAGGATGTTCTGAAAGAACTCTAAATAAAGATTTATGAAGAGGTTTCATCATCCATTGTGTAAAGAAATCAGATATGGCAAAAACTCTAATTTTCCCTGCAGCTTCTAATTTAGTAGATAACTTACCTGCATATATTCGAGGAATAATATTTTCCTCAATATAAGACCATGTTAGTACAACAGTATCATTATACTTCTCAATAAATTTATTGACAAGTTTTTTATCTGTTGGATAACCTGGTAAGGCTTGGTAACCCTCTGGAGTTAAAAACCCAGACGGATACACCACACCATCAGTTTGAATAAGTGTCTTCCAAAAAGAAGTTTTTCGAAGTAGTTTAAATGTGATTTTCCCAGATTCTAATTCAGCTCTAAAACGAGCAGCTACGGTTTCCATAAATGGAAAAACCATAGACTTAGGATTGGAAAATTCACCTGTATCTTTGGAATGTTTTAGCAAAGCTAAATGATAAGCCTCTAAATTAGCGGCTTTCCCATAAACTATAGCTAACGCATCCCATACAGATCCTAAAAAGGATACTGAACTATTCGGACCAGCGCTAAGGGGGAAAGGAACTTTATCCATATGTGCTATCAACTGAGGTTGAATAGCTTGAGGATTAAAAGATTTCCAGAAAGGTGCAGTATTTAAATTCAACTCTAAATTCAATTGGTCAGTTAGACCATCGAATCGAGGAGATTCAATACTAGACAGATCTGGTTTCCCATATTTCCCTTCAAAACCTTTATAGGCATGAAGTAAAGTTAAAATTAATCTAATTCTCCCAAAATCGTTATTTCTAATGAAATTTCGAAAATAAGG